AGGGGATTAAGTTTTATTTTATTCAATTCTATTCTCCTTGTACATATTTCTTAAATAAACCTGCTTATTTAGGCAAATTCGATGGATTTCTTCGAACTCAATAATAAGGAGATACATAAGGTGATTCGCACTCTTAGGGATTGCAAAGAAACATCTACGACTGAAATAGCTGATTTAAATTTTAGGACTGCAGTACATTCGCGGCATGATTTGTTACATATCCTGCTTTCAGAGTCATTGGGCTTGAAAGCTGAATTGGGGACTATTGCCCCGATAGGAGTGAGGTTTCCAATGATTGAGTTACCAGAGCATGTCAAATGCTTAACACCAGATGTTATTGAACTGACATCTGAATTGCTAAAAGTATACGACGTCACAATAAATACTAATAATCAACACATAAAAGAAGAAAAGATAAAGAAATATGAATGTCTTCAGCTTTTGGCTGAGGAACTTGAAGTAAATTTCAGATTGAGTATAATAAGTGTTAAACCTAGCCTTGAAAACCTCTTAGTTGAATTTAGTTCTGCAGATGTTAAAATACCTGAAAAGCTGTTGGACGCATTTTTAATCCTCTATCGTGAGGCCTCAAAAGTTATTGAATCACTGAAACCGTACATCTCTGATTTGTCCTTTAAAGAGGTCAATGAGGCACCACAGTTTAAAACAGATTTTTTACCCCCTGAGGCTTATAAGGCAAACACATGCCAAACGCATTTATTAATGGATACACAGTACCGTAGTGCTGAGGATGTTTTAGAAATAATTTCACGGTTATCTGATGACCCTAGTGTTATTTCCTCTTTGATGGACAAAAAACATGAACCAGGGGACTTTCAGAATTCTTTTGCTGAGCTTGATAACCTGGAGCCAGAAGGCTACATATACCCTAAACCTACGTTCCATGTCTTATACTGCGGGGACTCGCCTGAAATACCTAACGTCTCTCAGGGTTTAACAGGCCAGAAAGACCAGCTTAATTGTTTGAATTTACTTGCAGTAGTGGCTTCTTCGAATTCAAGTGATGAATCAATTCTTTTTTTAAAAGAAATTTATGACAACCTTAAAGCTGCATTAAATTTCCCTGGCGAAAGAAAGCTATTTGACACAGGTTTTTATACAGGTACACATGAGGGAGACTCAAGTCTTAAAGAGGTTCTAGCTAAAGAGGCCGGAGTTAAAAAGAAAGAGGGTATTAGCCTAAGGAAGCACAACGATAAGTTTAAACTAGGCCTAAATGTCACTCAGCCTTACTTTGAAAGAAGTCACCAAATAAATTTCAAGCTTAAAAATCCTGATGCAAATTTATTTGATAATAAGTCTGGAGTTGCATACAGAAAAAAAAATCCTCAAGGGCGAAGTTATAAGCCACCGCAGTCTTGCTCACCTGGTAGTGAATGCGACTTTAGTGACTTTATAACATTGCTTAACACCCAAAGCAAAAGGTCCGTTGCAATTGATCCTATTCTTGATTTGCCAGTCGGGCTAGATTCAAGCAGCGCTATGTCAATTAAGTCAGAGTCACGGGAGTCTTTTAAAGTTTTCTTTAAGAAAATTCAGAAGACACACTATTGTAATATGTCTTATGCAACAATGTTGTTTGCAGACCAGGCAATACATTATAGTTCAATGAATACAAAAAGCACAAGTTATTGCATGATAAATACTGGGCTTCCAAATGTAATGCATATAATACATGGAGGTTCATTGCCTAGGTCAAAAGATGTAGGCCAACCTTTTTTTACAGTGGCTCTTACTACAAATAGATCATGGTGCAATCCAGTTTTTGGCAAACATAAGGTTATACCAATAAATTTGAGTGGTAAGTCCGTTTATTTAATTGTAACATCTTGGAGAAGGCTCCAAATACACAAGTTATCAATATTAAGAGATCAATATTACAGTTGCCTTTCAACAGGGTTTGACACTTATATGAGGAATACTTCACCAAGATCCAGTCTTAATGATTATATCTTTTTTTTATATGGTTTCAAAAGCCTTGTAGCACAAGCCACTAGCCAAAGGACTGCAGAATTCCTGATGGATGTTAGGTACATAGTAATGTCATGTTATGCTGATTATACAAATGTCAGTGAACTGATAAAAGACAAGTTCTCACCTCACTACCCTACATGTTTTTCTCGCTGGATTGTTAAAACACTGAGGGAAAAGGTGGGCCCCATTCAGTCTGCATATAAAGACAAAGGGGGTTTTCATCACAATCTACCGATGTTCACAGGGGATGATAGAATAAGGGCTAGCTTAGGCGGATCAATTTCTTTCCCATCATTATGGGGCAATTATACTCTTGGACACCTTCAGGACTTGTTTGATGAACTCTTTGTGTATGTGCTGACTGGCAAAGAGCCTTCAAGTCAATATCATGAGAGCATAAAATCAATTGAGACAATACTCAAGTTTCAAAGAATACATGACAGCCTGGATGTGAAGCAGCAGAACGGTATTCATGATTTTAATAGCTTAAAAAAAGGTTTGATAGAAAAACATCCCATATTTCTTTGGGGTGATGCAATTCATACAAGTGCCAAACTAATGAGCAAATCCATCAATAAACCACATGTGAGGAAAAATATTGAAAAGGGTACACTTTTTGAAGTTATTTCTGAATTGGAATCTACAAAAGCATGTGTCCCTGAGTATGAAAGAATTGTTAATGAAGACTTCAAACCGTCTGCTCGTGATATTGAATCTCTGCGTAAACATCTTCTAAAGACAGGACAAATAATTATTTCTGAATTTCAAAGTAAGCCCTACATCTTTAAAGGTGTACAACAAGGTAGTCCTGTTAATCCCACCAGCTCAACAGGTAGGTCAAAAGTTCACGATTTGCAACTTGATATGTTGATAAGGCACCCTGAAATAATCACTGTGTTGGACGTAGCAAACTGGAACATCTTCAAGAATAGCTCAAGGGTCGAAGCACATATATGTATAAAGGCACAATATGGGGCCAAAAGAGAGTTTTATGTCGTGAACTATGGTGCAAAAGCACAGGTCAGAGTTTTTGAAAATATATTCAAAGCTATAGCCAAAGAGCTACCAAATGAAATGATAAGTGTGCCTGGTGACAGAAAAATGGAGTATATGTCCAAAGCTTTAAATTCAATAATAAAGGAAAGCAAGGAGACTGGTGATACAATAATGTACACAAACGGTGATTGTACCAAGTGGTCTGCTTGTGAAACAATGGCAAGTTTTTTACATATGGTTAGAGGCTTTAGTTCGATTTTAACACCAAGTGAACAGGCCTACTGTGAATCACACTTGGCAAGCTGGTCAAACAAAACGATAAGAGTTCCTGATATTTTACTCCAAGGAACAAGGTTTATAACACACAAAACGTCTTACCTAAATGAAACTGGTGTAATAAGAAGCAGTCAAAATTTCTTGCAAGGCATGTTCAACTACTCATCATCAGTAAAATCTGTCTGTGCCACAGAACTAGCCATAAAAGCTTGGTTCTACAAATGGGGTCTTAAAAGACCAATTATTGTGAAGCATCTAGAGCATTCTGATGATTATGTGTTAATAACAAGAGTTCAGAATATCAAAGACTTTGAAGATTTTAGAGTTATACACAAGTTATGCCAGCGACTTCACGGGATTGTAGACAGTGAAAAAAAAACAAATAGTCAGAGGTTTATAATGGAATTTATCTCATTAATGTGCTTTAATGGCCAAATTGCATACCCACATATAAAAAAAACCAAAGAAACTGGACTCAATATTGCAGGGTTAGGCTACCAAACTGATATAATGACATCCATATCTAGATCTAGTGAGTCTGTTAGGTTAGGTGTTCCCCAAGTTCCAGCCTATGTACAATCATTGCTTCAATCAATAAACATATACAGGAAATATTCTCTTCATAATGGTGGTAGAAATTCTTCTCGTTTCTCTAACGACCCCTTCAATACACCAATTGAACTATTTGGATTGCCAGACTGCTTGCCTGTTTTTTACTTAAATACTTTAGGGGATCCAAATAATTTCAGGTTGAAAAAATATAATGGTCTTGCGCTGAACAGCTTTTTCTCAGGTTTATACGAGTACAGTAAAAAAAAGCAGGTTGAAAGTAGTGTCTATGGGGATCTTCTGCCCACTTTCAAGGGTTTTGACTTCATATACAAGCGAACAGGCAACCGATTAAAGCAGATAAAAATGAACATAGGTTGGGATCAACAAAGGATAAACGACTACTTGAAGGAAAACCCAGAGTATGTATTGATGAAGCCTAGGGAAAGCTCAAGATACTTAGAATGGCTTCAATACATGTACTACAATAAGAGCTTCTCAACAGCCTATACTATGCTTTCAAGGCGTATGATAATGCTACGGCTCTCTTTTTTTGCCAGCGGGAAATGCATAACAGGCTTGGATAATGACGAGGCATTAACACTGAGGCAATTTATAAATACTGAGATACCCAAGCTTAAAAAAGCAGAAGCTCTGGATGAAAGGCTTCTAAACTTAGTGCTTCTGAATGGTGACCCTAATATTGAAGCCTATTTTTCATTATTAGATGGGGCTGCATTAATTAAAACTGGGAGTGATCCTTTGCCTACTTCTGTTTATAAGATACCCGAAACTTACAAATTTTTGTCTCTGGAAAACAATCTTACAACAGTACTTCAATATTCTTTCAACTACAAAAATTTCTTGGAGGATAGAAGGAACCATTTGGGTGAAGTAAGCTTAGCACGTGATAAAGAGAAGGTGATGAGCCTAGTGCCTAATGATATAGCGAGCCCTGCAGTTCTACTAACCCTCCAAAAACTACTTAAATCACAGACACAAAAATATACTGTAGGCATAAGTTTTAGCAGTAGTTCACACCTAACGCCTGGTGACATGTTCAGAGGATATCTTGAGGGCGGTTCCAATTATAGAGATCAATACCAGCTTATTACCAATAGAGAGTTTGAATTGCACAACCCTATAACAGGGGAACAAATCTATAGCAGGGATTTCCTTTATTCACATGATAGGTCAAAGGTCATACTAGAAAACCTTAGCTTATTGTTTTACTTTATTGTTGTTAAAGAAAAGGAAACACACCAAGTTTACAGGAAGATTGTTTCAAAAATGTATGACGAGGTGACTGGTTTAAATTGTTTAGACTTCCTAAAGGAAGAAACAATGGACATGTCTAAACAGTCAGACATTTTCCACAAGAGAATGCTTGCAATCCTTAAATCAATAGTAATTGGTGATGATTCACAGCTTTACTCACTCTGTGAAAGTACTTATGGCATAAAGCATAGGTATTTGGACAATTATGAGCTCCAGGAATATATAAAGAAAGGGTGGGACATCCAAGATGCTGTTATATTTAATTTCAAAGGGATAAATTTCATGGGGGTGAAAACAGCTGAAGGTATTTTCACACTAACACATGAGTCTGGACCTAGTACCCAACTTATATCTATATTAATAGCAAGAAGGCTGTTTGCTGATATAACTCAAGATTTTTTTGAAAAGCAACTGACAAAGAGATTTGATTATAAGTCATTTTTGACAACTAATCAATTACCATGGATAAAAGGTAAGAGATTGATTCTAGACAGGACAGGTAACATTCTACAATTAGGCGACTGCTCCTTGGGATTTAATAGTTATTCAGGTGTAGAATTCAGTAGTACACGAATAACAAGCCTGATGGGCTTGCCTGTAGAGCCTGAATGCGATTGTGCTACTGGAGTTGTTTGGAATGGAAGGGTGAAACTTTTCAGCCTGCCATTTTGGCCTTGTAGTAGTTACCAAGCAGTAGTTTTTCCTAACTATAAATTGAAGGGTGGTGCAAATATAAACGTCTTCAATCGCAAAGGGTTGTTACACTCCTATTTACATATGCAAGAAGTGACAATAGCCTTTGATGAAGAGCAGATCAAGGAATTGGGCTTCCCAACTGAACAGATGAACATTTCAAAATATGGAGTTGCCCAATTGGAGCACAAAAAAATGGAAACCCTTAATAGAGTTGAACAACTTGATAGTTTAATTGGTGTTGTTGACATAGTTGAGTATGAGAGTGTGGACGTCTCACTAATGTTTGATGATATTGATGTTGATGGAAAAGAGATTGAAATGGAAAATGTTGAGGATCAAAGGGCTACAATAGACATTTCATTTTCAGAACTAGAAATTGGTATAATGGACACTGAAGTTGAGCTAGATATAGACCTCGATATTGACCTAGAAAATGATAACAGCAGTGAACATGAGCAAAGCAGCAGTTCTGATGACGAGAAGCCATTTGTGCAGCTAATATGGTCTAGAAATAAGATGGGTTTCGTGGCTAGACATGTGGAATCATTGCCACCCTTGCACAATTATCTGATGAGATGCATGACAGGATATAGTTTCTTAAGAGCAGCTCAAAAACTTTCTGGCGCTTTGTATCTAATAAAAACATACAATGTGGCAGCACGTAATTGGGAGGATTATGATGAAGTAGAAAAAGCATTACTAAATTACAGTATGTGTGAGGTTGAGAATTGCATAGAAGATGGCACCTATATAGGTCAGAGGCATAAAATAGGACATAATCGCCTTGAGATGGAAGGCTATTGTCTTAAGGTGTCAACAGAAAAAATATTCTATACAGAGAGAGCAGCCCGAAGAGAAGCACAAGGCTCAGATATTGAAGAAGATGAAAATGGCCTGTATATAGTCCACAAGCCTTCAGAAGAACCAAACCTTGTTCTGGAAAAACTTAAGTACCAGATACCTAGGCATAAGGCATGGAGCATACTTCGTGACATTTCGGGAGATTAACCTTAAAAAGGTATTTAGTCTACAAAGTGTTATAAATAAAACAAAAACTTAATCCCCG